CCCCCACCTGGCCTACGCCCACAGCACACATGAGCAAAGAAACAAACGCACCGAGCGAACACAAACGGAACACGCCGACATTAACGGCACAAGTGAATTGGCCTACACCGAACGCAAGCGATTGCAGGGACAGAGGGAATATGAGCAATCCATGCGTGCAAAAGCGTATGGACGTAGGAAAACAACTTGGCTTATCAATGGTTGTTCATCCGACTTCTGGAAAGTTGAACCCCGAGTGGGTCGAGTGGCTGATGGGGTGGCCGCTAGGGTGGACAGACTTAAAGCCATTGGAAATGGACAAGTGCCACTCTGCGCCGCAACCGCATGGAGAATCCTAAGTGCGTAGGGCAGCAAGGGTTGACGCAAACCAAGATCAAGTGATTGTCGCTTTTAAGGCGGCAGGCGCCTACGTTTGGATTATTGGCCTACCAGTTGATCTTTTGGTCGGTTACAAAGGGCATACCATGCTGGTAGAGATCAAGGATGGCCCTAACAAGCGTTTAACGGCCCTACAGCAGGCTTTTTTTGCAAAATGGGCCGGAGGTACGTTGGTAAGAGTTGACGGGCCAGAAGCGGCTTTAAACGTGTTAAGGGTTATAGATGCGCAGCCTTGAACAAAACCGCATGATGTGGGCAAACTTAGAGGACATTGCCAACCAAGTGGTGTGGTATGGTCAAAAACTCCACAAAGAGGAATGGAAAGATGTATTGACCGCCGCCTTAAAAAGACAGAAAGTTGTGCCTGGGATTGATGGGGGATTTGTCATCATTGGGGCGCGTACAAGCAAGATGACCGTGGCTGAGATGAACGAACTTATTGAGTTATCCACAGCCTTTGGTACAGAACAAGGGGTGAAATTCCGTGCTTTTTCCGAAGCGTAAATACGTCCGCAGCAAAGCGCTGTTGGAAGCCTGTCGCACAATTGCTTGCCAACATTGCGGGATTGACGATGGGACGGTCTGCGCCGCGCACATAAACTGGGGCGGCGGGAAGGGGAAAGCGGTCAAGGCAGACGATAATTTGGTCGCTAGCCTTTGTTTTGCCTGTCATTCAGCGCTAGACCAAGGCGCAGACATGAGTAAGGAAGAACGGCAGGATATGTGGCTAAAAGCCCACCAGCGCACCGTACTAATCCTGTTGACCACCCGAAAGTGGCCCGACAAAGTGCCTATTTCCGCATTGACGGAAGCGGGGCATTCTTTTGCGATTTAGGATGGGCATGGGCCATATCGGTGCGCTCATGCTCGTGCAGTTCCTTTGCCAAAGCCATTATTTTGCGGTTTTCGGTCTTGTGTTCGCGCACCATTTCATAAACTTTGGGGGTTTCGTGAACTGCTTTTTCGCGTTTGAGGGTAAAATTTGTAGCCATGGGGGAAAATCTCCTATAATGACCAAGAGATTGTAATCTCACCCGTTAACCTTGCAAGGAACTATCATGGGAAAAATGGACAAAGAAGTTTATAAGTCTGGCGCTTCTGGCGAAAAAATGCCTAAAGGCGTATTGGCAAGCGATGAATCTGGCGAACGCCGTGAAAAAATCGTTGGCGGTGCTGGCATGGGCAAAAAAGACGCTTACATGAGCAAAGACCTTAAAGGCGGCTCTAAAGAAGCTGTCTGCTACACGCACGACCGTTCGCATTACCGTTAAATAAGGCGGGGAGAACTAGGGAAAACAGCCCTAATCCCCCCCTAACCAAACCAAGGAGAGTTGGCATGGCTGATAGTAATTGTAATTCATGCGTTTTTTTTGTTGACCATCAAATAATGGGTCAATGTAGACGCTTCCCTTTGTTCCAAAACCGCCACAATACTGAATGGTGCGGGGAACACAAAGCGCCAGTTGTGGTCACTATGACGGTGACTGAGGACACAATGACGGTCACGGAAACGCCTAAAAAGCGCGGCAGACCGCCCCGAGTGCTTGTTCCCCTGACTGTAGAGGGGGAAACAACATGAATTTAAGCCCATTGCAAGACAGGGTTGTGGTCAAACCACAGGTCAGAAACTTATCTGATATCATTATTGTGAACAACAAAGAGCCTTTTAACGAAGGCACCATTGTTGCGGTTGGCCCTGACGTTTATGAAGTACAGGTCGGGGATTTCATTAAATACGGCAACGGCGATTATCTGAAATGGCCCACCCACAAGATTGACGGGCAGGACTACCAGGTAATCCAAGAAGCCGACATTTGCGCGGTGGTAGAAGCATGAAACCAGGTTTGTATGCCAATATTCACGCTAAACAAGAGCGTATTAAAGAAGAAAAGGCTAAGGGTAAACCCGTAGAGCGCATGAGAGCACCTGGTGCCAAGGGTGCGCCTACTGCCAAAGCATTCAAAGAATCTGCTAAAACGGCAAAGAAATGAAAAAGCACGATAAGCCTATTGCCCACAAAACCACGGGCAAGGACAAAACCTACAACCCTACCGACAAGGGCGCAGGAATGACCGCTAAAGGCCGTGCTGAGTACAATGCCAAGAACGGCAGCAATCTCAAGCCGCCAGCCCCAAATCCTAAGACAAAGAAGGACGAAGGGCGAAAGGCAAGTTTCTGCGCTCGAATGGAAGGCGTGGTAAAGAATGCCAAAGGGCCGGCAGAACGTGCCAAAGCTTCCCTAAAAAACTGGAATTGTTAATATGCCACTCAAGAAATCAGCTAGCCCCAAAGCGTTCAAAGAGAACATCAAGGCCGAAGTCAAGGCCGGCAAACCCGTGAAACAAGCGGTGGCAATTGCCTACGCTGAGAAGCGGGAAGCCGAAAAGAAGGCTAAGAAGAAATGACCGAAGTAATTGAGAAACGCCCTGTCGGTAGACCAACACTCTATAACGCTGAAATATGCGATAAAGTTATAGAATTGGGCAAACTTGGCAAAAGCGTAGAACAAATTGCTTCAATCTTAGGGTTTTCCCTTAGAGTATTTTATAAATGGCGTGATGAGCATGAAGAATTTATGCACGCGATGGAGGACGCTAAGCAATATGAGCAGTATTGGTGGGAAGAACAAGCCCAAGCGTACCTAGTCGAGAACAGGGATTCGGACAAGATCAACACGACAATGTGGTCACGATCAATGGCTTCTAGGTTTCCCAAGAAGTATCGGGAATCCACCAAGACAGAGATTACGGGTGCTGATGGCGCTCCATTGATAAGCGGCATACAGGTTACATTCGTCCAGCCGAATGAGTGAAATTCAAGGTGTCATTGCCAACGCGCAGTTCCCGCAGAAGCTGCAATGCCTGTTCCAGCCAGAGAAGCAAAGATACCGAATACTGTATGGTGGACGGGGTGGCGCTAAGTCTTGGGGGGTAGCTAGGGCGCTGCTAATCAAAGGCGCTCAGAGGCCATTACGCATCCTTTGCGCCCGTGAGTTTCAGACTTCAATCAGGGATTCCGTCCACAAACTACTGTGCGACCAGATCATTGACCTAAGGCTAGACGGGTTCTATGAGATCACCCAAAGCAGTCTACGGGGCAAGAACGGCACCGAATTCTCTTTTGTTGGCCTTAAAAACAACGTGGCAAACGTCAAATCCTACGAAGGCGTGGACATTTGCTGGGTAGAGGAGGCCCAAACGACCAGCCGGTTATCGTGGAATGTCTTAATTCCTACGATTCGTAAACAGGATTCAGAAATATGGGTCACGTTTAACCCTGAGTTGGAGACGGATGAGACTTACCAGCGATTTGTTATTCACCCGCCTGGTAACTCCGTTGTTCAAAAGATCAATTGGTCTGATAACCCCTGGTTTCCCGAAACGCTAGAGTTGGAGAAGAATTCCCTAAGGGATAGGGACATTGAATCTTATAACACCGTTTGGGAAGGAATCTGCCGCCAAACCGTAGATGGGGCGGTATTTGCCCGCGAAATGCAAATGGCAGACTTGGAAGAACGGATCACCAAGGTGGCCTACGATGCCACAAAACCCGTCCATGCGGTCTTTGACTTGGGCTGGTCGGATGCCACCGCGATATGGTTTGTCCAGTTTATTGGCATGGAAACCCGCCTGATTCGCTACCATGAGGATAGCCAAAGGACAATTTCGGACTACCTAGCCAAGATGCAAACCTATGGTTATGTGTACGATACACTCTGGTTGCCACACGATGCAGAGAATAAGACCCTTGCAGCGGCAGGCCGTTCTATCGACCAAATTGTGCGGGCGGCAGGCTACAAAACCAAAATTATCCCAAGAACGCCAATTCCTGATAGCATTAACGCCGCAAGGACGCTTTTTAGGAATTGCTGGTTTGATAGGGAAAACTGTGCGGATGGGCTACAATGTTTAAGACATTATCGGTTTGACGTTGACCCTGACACTAAGTTGTTCAGCAAAAACCCACTCCATGACGAGTATTCGCATGGTGCGGATGCGTTCAGAATGTTGGGGCTGGTTGTCAATGAGCCAAAGAAACGGGTAGCGAAACCGACCTACAACGCACCACAGTCATGGATGGCCTAAATGGATATTGACCCAATTATTGACGAAGCGATTGACTTCCTCAAACTCTGCAACGATGCAGACACAATGAATCGCCAGGAAGGTCTGGAGGATTTAAAGTTTGTCAATGGTGACCAATGGCCCGTTGAACTGCAAAACTCCCGTAACCTTGAATCGCGCCCTGTTTTGACGATCAACAAGCTGGACGGATACTGCCGCCAGGTCACCAATCAGCAGCGCCAGCAACGTCCCCGCATCAAGGTTCACGCCACAAACAACGAAGCGGACGTAAAGACCGCAGACGTGATTGAAGGAATGTGCCGGCACATTGAGGTCAATTCCAACGCTGACAACGCCTACGATACAGGTTTTGACCATGCCGTACGGATGGGTTGGGGCTTTTGGCGGGTAACAACCGATTACGTCAAAGAAGATTCTTTCGATCAGGAAATCTACATTGACGCGATCCCCAATCCTTTTACCGTCTACTTTGACCCCAATTCCGAGCGTGTAGATGGTTCGGACGCAGAGCGCTGCCTTATCACCACCATGATGAGCAAGGCCAAGTTTCGCAAACTTTACCCCGACAATGACGATGGAACGTCCTTTACCCAACGGGGCACGGGTGACAGTCAATCAGAGTGGATTACCAAAGAAGATATTCGCATTGCCGAGTATTTCTACGTTAAACGGGAATCGGCAACCCTGTACCAATTGAGCGATGGAACGTCCAAATTTGCCGAAGGTAAAGATTTCCGCGCCCGTCTTGAGGCGGCAGGCATTCAAATCATCGGTGAACGTGCATCCTTTAAGCGGACAATCAAGTGGAAGAAACTAACCGCAGTCGAGGTCATTGAGGAACGCGATTGGCCTGGTACTTATATCCCCGTGGTTCCTGTTTACGGGCGGCACGTTGTCATTGGAGACAAACGCCACAAGTTTGGCATGGTGCGTCACGCCAAGGATGCTCAGCGGATGTACAACTTCTGGCAGACAACCATTACGGAATCTGTCGCGTTGGCTCCAAAAGCCAAGTGGATCATGGCAGAGGGCCAAGATGAGGGCCATGAGGGAGAGTGGGCAGCAGCTAACGTTAAGTCATTCCCATTGCTGCGCTACAAGCAAACCGACATTGACGGACAGCCTGCACCGCCTCCGCAGCGCCTTCAGCCAGAGCCACCACCTTCTGGTGTCATGGCAGCAGCGGCAGGAATAAACACCGACATTGCCACTTTGATGGGAATTTATGACCCATCCCAGCAATTGCCAGGCAATATCTCAGGCAAGGCGCTAAATGGGCAGCAACAACAAGTTGACCTGACAAACTTTGACTTTTACGACAACCTTACAAAGTCAATCGCCCAAACCGGCAAGATCATTCTTGATTTGATCCCCCATATTTACGACTCCCAGCGGGTAATGCGGATCATTGGGGCAGACGGAAAGCCTGATTTGGTCAACATTAACCAGCCAAGCCAAGACGATCAAGGCGTGTACAAAGTCATGCACGACATGACTGTCGGACAGTACGATGTGGTCATGGATACCGGCCCAGGCTTTAATTCCAAGCGCCAAGCCGCAGTAGATGCCATGATGCCATTGGTAAACGGCAACCCCGAATTGTTCAAGGTCGCCGGCGATTTGGTGTTTAGAAACATGGATTTCCCTGGCGCAGAGGTCATTGCCGACCGTCTTGCCGCCGCCAATCCCATGTCTCAGATTGACGATAAATCGCCTGTGCCGCCCCAAGTTCAGATGCAACTCAAGGCAAATCAGGCCCAAATGCAGCAGATGCAGCAGCAATTGCAACAAATGCAGATGGTCATCAAGCAGCGCCAGGACATCGAGCAAGTCAAGCAGGATGCCGAAACCAAGCGCGTATTGATTAAAGAGACTAACCGCGCTCACGATATTGAACTGAAAAACGCCGAGCGCCACAAGGAAATGGAACTCAAAGTTGAGACTACGGCCCACGATACTGTGCTGAAAACCCAAACCCAATTGGAAATTGAACGCATGAAGGGTGAAATTGCCCTCATGTTGGCCCATTTGGACAAGGCATCTGCCCATGCAGCATCGTTGGAAACAACCGAGCGCGCAATATAGATTTGTGGTATAAACCACACAACCTTACCAGTTGGGTTTCAACTGGGCAAAAATCTTGAGGAAACTCATGTCAAGTGAAAAAGAAGCCGGTCAAGTATTGACTAGCGAGAATGCAGCGGATTTTTATGCTACCAAAATGAATTTAGCCGGTCAAAGTTCTGCCGAGGCTGAAGTTGAGGATTCTCCTTCAGAGCCGACAGATAACGATGATCGGAGTGAATCAGGAGCAGAAAAGGAAGCGAAATCGACAGAGGAACGGAAACAAAATCCGAAACTCGAAAAGCGGTTTTCAGAGATAACTAAGCAACGCGAACAGGCCCGCCAAGAAGCGGCGCAGGAACGTGAGGCAAGGCAAAAGCTGGAAACTGAGTTGGCGGCAATTAGGCAGCAGCAGCAACCCCAACAGGTTAAAGCGGCTGACGAAAAGCCTCAACCGAGCCAATTTACAGATGCCTTTGAATATGCAGAGGCATTAGCAGATTGGTCGGCTGAGCAGGCATTGGTTAGGCGAGATCGTGAAGATGTGGAACGCAGGGCAGACGAAGCGCGGCAGAAAGTAATTTCTACCTGGGCGCAGAAGGTTGCAACAGCGAAAGCCGATATTCCCGATTTTGATGACATGGTGGCCTCAAGTGGTGTTGCGGTAAGCGACCCTATTAGAGATGCCATTTTGGAAAGTGACGTAGGCCCACAAATCCTATACCACTTAGCCAAAGAGGACGATCTTGCAAAGAAGATAGCCTCAATGTCGCCATTTGCCGCGCTACGCGAGATTGGAAAGTTGGAAGCTAAGTTTGAGAAGCAACCTGAGACTAAGCAGAGTAATCCTGTCGGTAAGAGTAAAGCACCACCACCGATCAGCCCGATTCGGAATGCTGGAAACGCTAACCAAGTAGAAATTGGCTCAGACGGTCAGTTTCACGGAAGTTACCAAGCGTGGAAAGCGGCTCGCAAGGCTGGTCGAATTCGATAGTTTTTATTTTTAAGGAAAAATCATGGCAAACAATTTGCTAACTATTTCCAAGATCACCAACGAAGCGCTGATGGTCTTGGAGAACGAACTTACCTTCACTTCTGAAGTAGACCGCAACTACGACGACCAATTTGCCGTTGTTGGTGCGAAAATCGGTAACACCGTTAACGTCCGTAAACCTGGTCGTTTCATCGGTACAACTGGCCCCGCCTTGAACGTTGAAGATTTCAACGAAACATCGGTGCCTGTTACCTTGTCCACTCAGTTCCACGTTGATACCCAGTTCACCACTCAGGACTTGGCTCTGTCGCTGGATATGTTCTCGGATCGTGTGTTGAAACCCGCCGTTGCTGCAATCGCCAATAAGATTGACCGCGATGGTATGGTTATGGCTAACCTCAATACCGCGAACATCGTTGGTACTGCTGGTACGCCTCCCACTGGTCTGATTACTTATCTGACCGCTGGCGCTTACTTGGACAGCGAAGGCGCTCCCCGTGACGGTCGCCGTTCGGTCATCATTGAGCCATTCACCTCTGCCACTATCGTTGACAGCCTCAAGGGTCTATTTGTGCCCCAAGAAGCTATTGGCGAACAGTATCGCAAAGGCCTGATGGGTCGTGATTCGGCTGGATGCAACTGGAAACTGGATCAGAACGTTGTTAGCCAAACCTTTGGTTCGTGGTCTGCAAACACCATTGCAGTTAACGTGACTACGGCAACCGGCTTCCTGACTTCTGGTTGGTCGCAATTCTCGACTATTTCTTTGGCTGCATCGTCTGCTTCTACGCTCAATGCTGGTGACGTGTTCACCATCCCTGGCGTGTTTGCAGTCAACCCACAGAATCGTCAGTCTTACGGCAAACTGCGTAACTTTGTTGTGATGGCTACGACTTCTGTCGGAACTAGCGCAACCTCGGTACAAGTTAGCCCCGCTATCATTACCGCTGGTCAATTCCAAAACGTCAGCATCACTTCTAGCGGTTCGCAAAACATTACGGCGTTTAACAACACCGGCGTGGCTTCCCCGCAAAATCTGATGATGCACCGCAATGCGTTCACCTTGGCAGTTGCTGACTTAGAACTGCCTGATGGCGTTCACTTTGCTGGTCGTGCAAGCGATAAGGAAATCGGTCTGTCTATGCGTGTTGTGCGTCAGTACACCATTAACAACGACTCGATTCCTACTCGTCTTGACGTTCTTTATGGCTGGGCTCCACTCTATCCCGAGTTGGCCTGCCGTATTGCCTCCTAATTGGACAGGGGGGGAGAAATCCTCCCCGTTCATTAACTTTATTAAAGGAAACTTATCATGGCAAATCCAGGCCCAGCAGTAACCATTTCTGCTCATCCCCAAGGTGCTACCACTGGCACAACCTTGCGTCTTATTGGCACGGTTAAAAACGTGACCGCTAACGCTACCGGCAACTACGCTATTCCTGTGGTTAATTCCGCTGTTTATCTGTTGCAAAGTCTTATCGTCACCAATCTGAACAACGCAGGCGCTGCTGTAACGCCTACTGGTTTGGCAATGGGTGTCGCTACTACTTCTGGTGGTTCTAGCCTGTACGGTGCAATTACTGCGGCAAACCTAAGTACCCCTCCAGGTGTGTCGTTGGTTGCTCCTACTGCATCGACTACTGGTAACACAGTACAAAACCTGTACTTGAACGTAACCGCTGGACTGACAACTGTCGTTCCTGGCGCTACGTTTGACGTATATGTTTACGGCTACGACTTTAGCGTACCGTTCTAAACTGATGTAAAAGAAAGAGGGCCATCTCTGCAAGGGGGTGGCCTTTTTTCGTTACAATTTA